AGACTATTGTCTTTAGGTATAGATTGTATAAAAGTAGCCCTAAAGTCTGAATCAAGCCCGCCATAAAAAGCAGCTAACTCTGGAGCTTTTATACTTTGCTCAGCTTCGGTGCTTGAACCAGGTTGAATTAAAAATATTTCATTTATGACCTCTCGACCATTTACTGTTTTAGTGTTTATACGAACTCTTTGTAAAACTTCGGAAGGGCTGCTTGCGGCATTTGCATACTGTAACCAATCTGACCACCAATCAGGTAAATCTACAGAACCTATGTTGTTTGCTAAAGCTAAGAAATATTCACCATGTAATAGTTTAGTTGCTGCTTCATCTTGGCTAGTTGCGTACCTAACTTTACCATTAGGTTGGATTGTAAAACCATTATTGTTTTTTATAGTTGCAAAAGCGTTTCTAACTTCAGAAGTTAATTGAACGTCTTTTTTAGGGTCTTTATACCTACTTCGTATAACATTATCATCTTTATCTTTTTTAGTAACAAAAAACTCTATATCAGTAATATAGTTATATTTATCTTGAAAGTCTGGATATAATTCAGCCAGTCTAGATTTTCTAATACCCTCATAATTTTTAAGTATACTAGCGTCTGTAGCTGCTGCTGTATACCTATCTTGCCCAGGGGTTCCTACATCAAATAAATTATAATTTTCTTTAAAAGAATCTTCAAAACTACCGCCTGCTAATCTAGCGTTTTCTGCAATAGCAATAGCTACTAAAGCTTTACTTACATTTACATCTCTATCCACTACAGGTGCCGCTTGGAAAGAAGTTGCGTCTGTAACATTGTGTTTTTGCACATATGTTTGTGCTCTTTGTATTACGTCTGGATCTGCTCCAAGTTCTTGGTATTGTTTAGCATATTGGGTTATGTGTGCATTAAAACCTGCAGGATCTGTTTTAGGGTCAGGTATTTCAGGTATTCCTTTATTTTTTACAGTTGCATCTAATACATCATCTCCGGTTGACGTAGCTACAAGATTAAAACTATTTGGCTTTTCTTCGCTAAGACTACCAGACAAATAACCTTTTGGATCTTCTACAAATTTTTTAAACTCTTCAGGATTATCTTTAAAAAACTTTTTAGTATCTGCTAAATTTTTATTATTAATAAAATCAGCAGGAAGAAATCTACCTAAAGGATTAGGGTCAATGCCTGCAGCTTTTCCTAACTTTTCTAAATTTTTTTGTTCTTCAGTGCTTATCTGTGCGCTGTCAATGTTACGTAACTCGTCACGTAACCCTTTAATTTCTTGTGTAACAATTCTATTTACATTCATATTAACTAAAGACTCTTCCCTTTTTACTAAGTCTTTTCTTTGCCCAACTGTAAGTTGATCCATTTCTTCATCAGATAGCCCAAAAGGATTTTTGTTATTAGGATCTGGTATGTAATTTCTAAATTTAGGATTATTTATAATTGTAGTATTAAATTGTTCAGAACTTGCTCCGTAAGGGCCTGTAACTTGTGGAGATTTTTTAGTTATATTTTTAGCTTCTTCTAAACTTATAAAACCAGAAGGGGTTTCTCCAGAAGGGGTTTCTCCAGAAGGAGTATCAGCGGGAGCAACGCCACCAAGTCTTTTCTTTTCTTCTGCAAGCTCTGCTCTTATTTGTGCAGCTTCGCCTGGACTAATTTGCTCATTCTCTACTGCTTGATTTATTTCTGATATAGTAGAACCATAATCATCTTGCTCAGCACCTATTGTTTCTACACCTTGCCTTTTACCACCAGCGTAAAGCATGTCCCCACCAGCAACAAGACTTTTATTGTAGATAATAGACTGATCAACCATTTCTAATAAATCTTCGTCGCTTATCTCAGCAACTATATCATCTTGTCTATTAGTCAACCCGAGAGTTTTAGGAAAAAAACCTTGGGGGGTATCGACTTCTAAAATATTACTGCCACGTTGAGCATCGTATCTTACTTTACTAATCTTACCTTTTGCTCTTTTGTTTGTGTTTACGTCTGTGTAAGAACTTGCTACAGGGTCTGCTGTCAGAATACTAGTAATTAACCTTTCATTGACTAAATTACCATTTTTATCTCTTTTTAAAAGTTCAGCTCTACCTCTTTCATTTAAGGTATTGTTTACTAGAGTAGTACTTGTGCCATCTTCATTTTGAGTGGTAGTTGTACCACCTTGATATAAAAAATTATTATTAGATAAAATTCCTAAGTCTGAAACTATACCTTCTTTTCGTTGATCCGCTGCTAATTGATTACCTTGTAACCCTCGTAATCTTGCAGTTGTTCTTGTGCTCATTTTATATACCGAAAAGCGCCCCTAATGCTGTTACCCCTAACCCAACCATATTCCCATGATGTTGAGCTTTTGCATTTTTATATGCAGATGCCCTATTAGCAGCCATTGCAGAGGCATCACCTAAACCACTTAAAGAACTTTGATTAACGCCTTGCCCTATACCTATTAATTCGTTTAATAAAGCATCGTTTACTGTTCTTTGTTGAACTCTAGCATTATTTAAAGAATTGGTAAGGCCCAATTGGCCTCCTCTTTGTAAAGTTCTTTGTTGTTCTTGTCGTTGCGCATTTGACAGACCAGCTCCGCCATATCTCTCTATGTTTCGTTGTTGTACTTGTTGAGCTATTTGATTTTGTCGGGTCTGATCTTCTCTAGCTTGTTTTATTAAAGAATCATCATCAGTAAGTTTTAATAACTTTTCTTCAAAACCCCTGAAGTTGTTTATATAATCGTCGTAATCTTGTCTAGTAATAGCAGCAAAAGTAGCTTCGGGATCGCTAACAGTAGGAAGATTAGAAACAGAATCTCTTCTGTTATTATACTGTCCCATATTATATAAACCGTCGTATAACATATTATATTTGCCCTATACCCTGTGCTGGTAAAAACTTGCTAAAAAATCCTTTGTTTTCTTCTGCACTACCAGCATCTTGATACCCTAAATTTTCCTGAAAGTTTTGTCCCATTTGCCCTACCATTTTATTGGCTGCTTTAAAATTAGCATTTCTTCTTGCCTGTTTTGCCCTAGCAAAGTCTAATTGCTTACTAGATTCTATCCTTGCAGCTTGAGATAAACCAGACTGCGCATCCGCTTGCATACCCCTAGCATTTTTGAGTACATTTATTTGGTCACCTCTTTGGGCCGTTAGCCCCTGTGTCCTGCCTTGAAGTTGTTGCGCCCCCGCTGCTGAAGCTAAATCTGCTGCTGCATCTACAGATTGTGCGGCTAGTAAACTAGGTCTGCCACTTAAAGCTTGCATAGTATCGGCTTGGGCTCTACCGGTTGCTACTCCAGAATAGTCTTCTGTCATAGATCTATCTCTAAGTTCTGTTAACTTAGGTAAATATTTTTCTCGAAAATAGTTTTTTTCAGCTAAAGATACAGAAGCAAGAGCTTTTTCTTGTTCGCTTGCTTTATAGTCTGAACTTTTTGGTTTACTACTCATTTAACTTCTTTCCTATATATTCGTGTGTCTAACCCCCATCCTATTTCTTCTGTGTACGATTCCATCTCTGGTACTCGTGATCTCGCTTCGAGATACTTACAACCGGTTTCCATAGCAAGGTCATTAAACCAATCATTGTGGGCTAACCAGTTATGCCCACCTTTTTCATAAGTATACGCTATCCATAGCAGTAATGTCTTGTCCTTTGTAAACTGATCTACTTCTACAGTCAGCACCAAAAAACCTACAGGAGAAGTATATAGAAAAGCCCTTTCATTAACACACTCACTGTAAACATCTTCAGGAAGAAAAGTGAGGTAAGGATTTTCGGCTAGTATTTGTTCTATTCCAGGCTTTACAATGTTCCACGTGGAACGTATATCAGCAGGTTTAGGGTCTATATATACATCAATAGTCGATTTCTTTTCCGTACCTTCCATACCGTCTCCTTGGCATTCCGATTCCTTTGTACTTAACAGTTCTTTTTACCCCAAGGTCTCCGCCTCGGGCTCTTAATTCTGCTTGTTTTGTTTCTACATTAAACTGAAATAGGTATTCTTGTGCTGCACCTATATCAGTCCATTCTCTGTTTGGCATACGCAACAATCTGTAAAGAGTCCCATATATAATTGCGTCTCTATATTGATTAGATATTGTAGTATCTATATTGTTACTAGTTCTAGTTGGTTTTAAAGCTAAACTAACTATAACCTGTTTAGCACCACTTGGCACAGGCACTATCCAGAACGTGGTAGGAGTTTTTTGTAAATATACATGCGGTTGGCCTGTTTTATCTCTCCAATCTGGGTAATTTAATTCTAAACTACGTGGGCTTATAGGATCCATGTCATTGCCATCATGTGTCATTAACAAAACTTGATGAACTTCAGTAGCCACTGGTATATCAAAATCATACTCATAAACACCTGCTATAGTGTTAAAAGGGTCCATGTCTAAAATATAAGCTTTTGACCTTTCACAAAATTCTATAGTTGCTGAACGCAAATTTTGTTCTACTAAGGTATCAGGACACATGGGCACATAAGGTAATACTTCTTTTATTAAAGAAGAATAAGCTGCCATTTTTAATTACCTCGTTGCTGCATTATTTTTGGGACAGATCCTATATTAGAAACTGGGTCATTGTTAGGGTCTACTAACATTTGAGATTGCCCTCCTTGTCCTATGCTAGCTGTAAATAATTGATAATGTTGTCCGGCTCTTTGGCTATTTGCAGCATACTCTGCATCTTTCATGTATGCTCTGTATAGAACAAAATCTACAATTGCATTACCATAAATATCATCTACATCTATAGTAGAACTTGCGCTACTTAAATCTGTAGGAGATTTAGAATAAACAATTTCTACGTAAGCATTACCCGCTACACCTGGGTACACATAAAATTTTCTTGGATCATCATCGTCAAAAACATAATGTTTAACTGTAGTACCATGTGCAGCATCGCCACTTACGCTTGGGTTATTCCAATCGGGCTCTTGAGTATTAAGAATATCGGAATTTACTAACCTAATCGCTCTGGCCCCTGTAGCACCCCCAGAAGCATCAGACATATTTCTAGTTACTTTAATTAATCGTAACCCTTCTGTGGGCAGCGATTGTAAAGTGCCTGTAACTAATTGCATGTTAGCAGTTTTTGATGAAGCACCGGGCTTAAAATTTACAATTTCTCTTTGCGCATCATTTATGTACCTAAGCAATTCTGCTTCTGGCCATCTAACACTTGTAGTATCTTGTAGAGTATCTTGTACTCTAGTTATTATATTAGCGCCTGTAAGTGTCCCTGCCATTAGTCATCCTTTATTGTGCTGCTTTTAAATCTTCAATTAAAGCTGATTTCTTTTTACGTCTATCTAATTCTATACCAATAGTACGACCATACTCTTCTAATTGTATTTTAGTCATACTTTCAAAGTCTGGTGAAACAACTGTTTCTGCAGTTTCTACTCCTGGCATGTCTTCTATTACAACTTCTTCTACTGGTTCTACTGGTTCTACTGGTTCTACTGGAGCAGGCTCCATTGCTGGTACCTCTGACTCTTGCACTTCTGTACATCCAGCTTGTAAACAAAGCAACCCTAAGTCTTTACCAACTTGTCTTGGTTCTCCAGCTACTAAATGTATAGTAGCGCCCCAAGTAGATGCTACTGTTATATCATCATTTGAAACTATCCACATAATTTTACTCCTTAAAAATGGGTGGCTTTAATTAGCCACCCATAAAATATATCACAATTAGAATGCAACATCTAACGCAACAACCCCAAAGTCTTCAACCTGACCAGTTACGTCAGAATTGTACTTAGGTTTCTTGAGTCCGAATATTTTCCCAATTGATATACCGTTTTGGTTTCCATAGTCAAATGTATCTTCAACTATTTCAGGAATACCAATATCAGCCATTGCTAATGATTGAGCACCACAGAATAAACATCTTGAGTAGTTTACATCTGCATTAGCTCCACCTTTATAACCAGCAGCACCAGCATTTGATGATGTACCGCTTGTAGCACCAGACGTGTTAAAC